TTTCCAGAGACGAAGAGTAAGATTTGCATCTTTCTCGGCGTATTCTCCCACGTACATGGCTGGGAGCTTATACATCTCGGACTTGGGATCAACACCCAGGGCACTCGCCGCTTCTCTTAACGCGGTTTCATTTTTTCCTTCTTTTAAATACTCCCTGGATAAAGAATTAAGATCATATTTAAATCTGTTTTCGTTCACGATTCCTGCAGCAATCATGGTATCAATAATTCTTCCGTTGAGTTTCATGTCGGGAAGGGTCTTAATCCAACAGACATCATACATTGCATTATGAAAAACTTTAGGAGCCTCGGTTTTTAAAATCGTTCTAAACCAATCGATAACTTTCTTTCGGTCCATATTGCCTCCCCCTTCATGAGCAATAGGGTAATAGCCTTTCCAGCCATCCACAGCGACTGCAATGCCGGTTATCTCTCCATTATTAGTAGCTGAACCAGAGCCGCGAGTAGTTAAGTTTATATCCTTAGTTTCTAAATCGATCGCAATTTCTTTGGCATCTTTAAGATCAGGAAACTCGGTGGGTTCTACCCATTCGGTTTGAGCTTTATAAAGTGGAATCATATATTATAGAAGGTATACCGAAGGGTGATCTCTTCTCCTTTTTTAATATTTTTTCTCGTAATTAAATTCCATTTTTTATAGTCAAATTTTGAATCAGGATTATCATGATTAGTCATGAGGAGACATACTTTCTCACAATTAGGGGTATTGGAATGATTAATAAATCCTCCCAGAGGAGTTCTAAAAATTGTACCATTAAATTTGAGATGAGTCATACCTAAGTTAGTTGCCTGCTTGATGTCTTGATCGGCAAAGAGTCCTAGCTGATGGATGCCAGACTTTTTAATCGTTACGGATTCCGGTATAGGTTTATACATCTTTGTAATCCCTTTCAATAATCATTTCACAATAATGAATTGCTTTTAGTATATCTTGCTTACCATCTTTAAATGGATGCCTAGAAATATACTTAATTATATTCCCTTCTGCAAATAACATTTTATTTTCATGGACAAAAGTGCTGGGTTGAATCTTCATTTTTTTATAGTGTGATCCTCCAATTTGTTTTTCGTAGATACTCATATCTGATAAAAATTATTTTCCTTTGGTGAAAGAATATATAATGTATGTTGAGTCCTTGTAATTCCTGTATAAAACTGTCGATGAACAGGATCAGGATTACGCTCATAAGATTTAGAAGCATTCCAAGATAGATCGGGCATTAAAGTAACTTTTCTTGACTCTCCGCCTTTGGCTCCGTGAATAGTGGATAAGGTAATTCTAGGAGGTTTACTTAAATCCTCTCCATTTCTTTGCATCGATTCAATGTAGTTAACTGTTTTGTGATCACACTCAAGGGCTTGAGACCATGGCCGGTTTTCAAGAAGACCNTGCTGTTGTTTACAGTCCTCCATTGTATAACTTTTATCAGGCATCATCGTTTTGCAGGTTTTAAATCCTCTTCGTAGTTGTTTTTTCTTGACGCCCAGATAACTATAAATTCTTTTAACGGATGCAAATGGGAGCTTTACTCCTTTCCTCCATTCTTCCCATTCTAATAGGGCTGTTAAAAAATTTTCTGAAACACGTTTATTTCCTTTTGTTTGATAAGGATAGCCCCATGATTCTAAATAATCTTTGACGCTGTCCAACATGTAATTAGCACTAGCTAACACTAACATCTTGCCTTCTTTAAAATCTACGGAACGTAAACTATGTACCCAGTGTACTTCTCCTTCTTCATCTCTAGGTTTCCATATTTTAGGTTGTCTTTTAGAAAGTCTATTTACTATTAGATCGGCCAGTTTATGTACTTTAGAGGGAACTCTATAAGATTGGGTAAGAACTGTTCTTTTCCCTTGTAATCCTAAGAAGTGATCTACATCTGCACCTTGAAAAGTATAAATAGCTTGGTCATCATCCCCGGCTATAAAAGATTTATGGGAATTCTTTTCCAGCAGATGCACCATTTGCCATTGAAGCCAGTTTAAATCCTGGGCCTCATCAACGAACAGTACATCTAACTGCGGAGCAAGTTGCTTTTGAACAACTATTTCGATGAAATCAGTAAAATCATATTTATGATTATTCTTTTTAAATATAGGTAAGGCTTTGGCAATTCGTTGTAGCTTTAACCAATTAATCTTTCCTCCATGTTCATTACGATCATACTGCTCTTCAATACTAACTCCTCGATATCGAGCGAGATTAATTTGATTTAGATATTCATTTTTCGAGATAACCATTCCTGTTTCATCTACACTGGTTTCTGTATTAAAATTAATTACTCCAATCCACTCAGCAAATTCTTGATAATCTGCAGTTTTCATTAGTTGTGTAGAAGGATCAATTCCTAACAATCTGACCGCCATAGAATGAAGTGTGCGAAAATAAGGTAAGTCTTTTTCATTCAAGTCAAAGCCTTCAATTTTTTGAGCTCTAACAATAGCCTCAACGTTGGCTCTTTTACTAAAGGATACATAGCCAATGCGATCAGGCTTAATTCCTTCTTGTAAAGCTTCTGTTACTTTTTGTAATAATGTCTGTGTTTTTCCCGTGCCTGGAGGGCCAAATATAATTTCTCTATTCATTAAAAACTTCCTTTCTTTATTGTTGGTAATGGCTCGTTAGTATTTTTAGGACGTTCAAAAGCCTTGACCACCATTACTCTAACATTCATCTCATATATTCGGAATCTTCTTTCTTCCACTCCAAAATATTCTTTAAGACGATGTGCTGTTTTATTGTGTTCAAGTGCTTTCCATTTAGCACCTTCTAAAAATTTCCAAAAATCTTTGTATCTAAAATATGTTTCTCCCTCTTCCGTATAAGGGACCCCTCTATTTAAATCTTCTTTAACTCTTCCTTTAGCTCGGTTGGTACAAAAATCTTCGAGGTAACCCCTTAACTGTTCTTTAATGGATAAACTTTCAGGAGCTTCTATTTCCTCTAAATTTTTATAAAGTTGTTTTAATAATTTAGTCCAAATAATTTTGGAAACTCCAGGAACAATTAAATTGATTTGATCCATACATGCTTTTTGAAATTTATCCTGTTTTTGTAATTCTTCTGTGTCTAATTCTATTGGTTTACCATTCACATTTAAGAACCATATTGGGGGAAAACATGTTAATTTTCTTAAACTATTTAAATCCGGCATCGAAGAGCCCTCCCCAATTCCAAATTCTCTAGTTTGACAAGTCATGGAGTCACAATGAGCACAGATAGGTTGATCTTTGCAGGTATAATTGTAATCTTTTTTTCCTAAGGATTTAATGATGGTCATAACTTCTTGAGGATTAAGAGGGGGATTCATATATTTTGAATTATAAATTCCCAATTGATCTTGCCAATTATCTGGATGAGCTTTTTTAAGATAAACTCCTAGATTATATAAACCATTATTCCTAGATCCCTCCGGAAATCCTTCATTACACAGAATATCTAAACAGGGAGGTCCCTTTTTAATTGGAGAATCTTCAGTTTTAATATGAATGGAATTAAAATCTTTTCTCTCAATACCATATTTTTCATACATAAGAAAAAACTCTTCTAGAGTAGCTGCTTCACCATTATCTTTAATAGCATATCGTGTTGTTTTATTTCCGTGATGATAAGGAAGATTTAAAAAATTCCCTGTATCTCCTCGATCCACTAATATTTTGGTTTGTTTAGGAAAAATTTCACATTCGGAATAGCCCAACGCAGCCGCTAACTCTTTTAATTTAGCCTGCATTGCTTCGGCTTCTATAAATTCTTTAGTAAATAAAAATACATGAGCCCCTCCACTCTTGGACCTACATAAAATAAAGGGAATATTCTTTTTTCGAATTCGTGTTATAAAAATTTTATGATCAAAATTATATTGATCAATATCAATACACCCCCATTTACATTGACTATCTGCATTAATAGGAATGATTCCTAAGGCTGGATCTTTTCCTTCAAGATGAGCGTGCCAAAGTTGATCTGTCACTATATCTTTTTTAATAAATGCTTTTCCTTTGACTTTTTCACCGTTGGTGAGAGAAACTTTAGAAACATACTGTCCGTATGCACTATTAAGACCTTGAAATATATTTTTAAATCTTTCTACTGTCATAATTTTCTAATGGGGACGTCCCCCGCTAGGTTGACGTCCCACGTTTTTACCCTCGAGTAAAACTTAGAAAGAAGTAGCGGACTTTTGTGCTTCTTCATCAGAAGACACATTAGTCTTGATCGCTCCTTCTTTAAATTTGTTAGAAAAATCTGCTGCCATCTTAAAAAGATTTCCATCTTGATTATAACCATCTCTCGTAACTTTCCATCCAAACCAACTTCCTTTCGAATTTGATTGTGGTATAGAAGTTAAACGATAAATGTGGCTATAAATAGACGGAACGTACATTCCTTTAGCACCTTTTTCCGTCCAACCATTCATCTCGGCCATCCAATCCTTGCTTACTCTATTTTGAGAAGCCTTCATGGTAATGACNGAAATAGTAGGCACTCCATTNAAAAGAATTACAAAATGATANGAAGTTCTTTCAAGATAATTACCATTNGATAATCTATCTTTAAATCCTTTATCTCTTGTAGTTTCATTTTTTAAAGGAGTATCTTCAGGGTGAACAATAGGTCTTCCAACAGAAGATCCTCTTTCTGCCCATTCAAGATATTTTCTTTCGTAATGACAAGGAACGACTTTTATTCCTTCAGTTCCGCTATAAACTTTTTTAGTGGCACTATTTAATATCATTCCAGGTTCTGCTCCTTGAATGTATCTATTGTCACTTTTGTTTACTTGCGGAGATAAAGGCATCAATATCTTTAAGAAAGGCATTGATAAATCTTCCTGTTTCAGGTTTTCCAACCCTTTACCCGCGTGTTCTTCCATTAAATTGACTGGAAGTTTTGCGTTCGGATCCACCTTTGTTACTGATCCTTGGTTCGTGTTTTCTTGTTTCATGTTTCCTTTTTCTTGATTGTGGTTCGGTTTCCTACGAACAC